ATAATAACTATTATATCACAAGTTATACAAATTGTCAAGTACTTTGTTGACTTTTTGTTTTAACTGTGGTAGCCCTAGGCTTGTTGCTCTGGGATTCCAGTGCCTCCAACCGCTTGAAGAGATCGTTGAACTTGTGGTTCACTTGGTCTAGGACTTGCTGTAGTTCTTGTTTCGTTATCACGAGGTGTCTCCTTGGACATTAGCTCACGTTCTTTTAAAAGTAGTTCTGCGGCCTTAACTCGGCGTTCAAACTGAATGTTGTCTGGGTCACCCTTAAGAAGAGCATCCAGACGATCTGTTTCAGCCTCAAATGCGGCAATCTGTGCATCCGCAATGTTCTTACGGGCACGAGCACGATAGTCTTCTGCCTGAGCGGCAAAGGCGTCGGCTTGAGACTGTGTAAGAGCCATCTGAAGCTGTTGTGCTTGTTGTTGCGCTTGCTGTACTTCAGGCTTAGGTTGTGCGGCTTGACGAAGGGTAGCAACGAGCTCTTCACGATTAGACAAGTTCATGTTGTCTACGATAGACTCAATCAACGCAGGGTATAAAGGCGATTCTGGTGACATTGTCTGTAAGAGTTGTACAAGTTGTGTGACTTCGTACTCACGAGCAATGATACCCAAAGAACTAGAAGCAACAAACTTAAAGTCTTTAGCGGGATAACGCTCAGGATCAAACTGCATATACCGATAAGCCGCTTTACGAACAAACGGTAACAGGAATGATTCTTGGAAGTTAATCAATGTACGCTTATGTCGCTTGATGATTGCACCAAGTGACATTGAGATACCTGCGGCAGTCGCATCGCCATTGATGGAGCCGGGGATACCTGCCGCATCAATTGCTCCTGTAGCCATCTGGACCATTTGTTGGAGACTGGCCGCCTGATTAAACGTGTTGGGATCAAGATTTCCGAAGCGGAACGGCTGTAAGATCTCTGCGGGATTGCCATTCGTAAGGATGGTCTTGCCGGGTCTAACTTCCATTTTTGTTCCACGAGGAAGGCGTGAAGCATCAACAGCAAGCATAGGGTGTACAGTAAGCGCAAGGGCGTCAATTCTAGCTCGTAACTCCGTGTCAAGTGCTTTCTGGCTATTGTACCCTTTCTCACAGATCCCACGGCCCCAGAAGCGACCGGGAACAGCATCCCATGCAAATCCAACCACTGGGCGGTCTTGCATCATGTATGGGTTTTGTTCAATCTTAAGTAGTGTACCACCGTTAGCAATAACAACGATAGCTTCAATGTACTTAGACTCATCTTTCTGTTCGTCAAGAATGACTAACTCTTCGTCTTCAGATGTTGTTGCATCGTCAAACAACCAACGAGGGACTAGACCATAATACTTAGTTAGACGAACTTTATTCTCGTCATACGTTGTTAAGTTCTGATCAGGCTCCAGATCATTGTCAGGAGCTTCAGAAACAATTGACTCATCACGGTAGACACCAGACTCTTGAAGTTGCTCGACTTGGTGCATTGGCACAAACTCGTCAATAGCAACACCAATCGCTTCATCAATAGACGTCGCTACAGGATCAATCAAGAAGTTCTGTGGCATGATTGGACGTAGCTTAACCACTGTACGGCTAGACTCAGTCACACCGATTGCCATAGCGGCACCGTCCATGATTGGCTGAGCCGCAGGACGAATGTCTTTTACTTCGTCAAGAACAATCTCACCAACACCAGTACCAAAGATAGCGGAGTTTAGAATACACTCAGCAACCGACTTACGAGCTTTGGTAAAATCAAAGTCTTCGTACATATGCTCACGAAGATGCATAACGTCAGCACTTTGGGGGTCCATCATGTCGTCTTTAATGTCGAACCACTTTCCTCTTCCGAAGGTCGCCTCTTCTACCTCTGCTACAGCAGATTCTACAGCTTGCTGAAGGGCAGGGGAGATGATGCGAGAGCGTTCTGAAGCTCGCATAGAGTCTTCTGAGGCCCATTGGCCACGCCAAAGACGATAGTACTCGTCGAACTGTTCTTTGTAGTTGGCCTCGTAGTGGTCTCTCCATGATTCCACTTTATCCATGACCCACCCTTCCAAAGAAGATTCGTTTAGGTAGAAATCATTGTCTTCTAGCATATCAGTATCCTGTAATAACGTCTAAGACTTCGTACTCTTCCTCGTCAAAGTCGACGTAGTAGCTAACTTTGGCAAGTTGATCAATATAAGCTAGGGCATCAATTAAGTCATCATGCACTAGCGGGTTAGGAAACTGAAATAACTGATCACAGAACTCAGTGTTCCAAGGGCCTTCTTTGAGCGTTACTTGCCCATTCTCAAATCGACCTTGAAGTGCCCAGACAACACGGTCAATTTTCTTTTGGTTTCCGTGTGTGAGTTCTTCAACACGAAAGAATCGTTGGTTAGACTTCATTAAGTCGGTTAAGTACGGCAACACAGCATTCTTAAGCGCACCCTTCTCAATACCGACAGAGACAGGCTTGTATTTTGCCACAGCATCAAAGATCTTCTTTGCTGTCTTCTTAATATCCCAACGTCCGTAGATAATGTCTTCGACAAACCAACCTTCAGTGTTGGCTTTAACAACAGCAATCGCAGTCGTATCTAATCTCTTACTTTTAGCGTTAGACGCTTTAGCAACATCGGCAAAGCCTGCAAGGTCGACTGCAATGTAGTAGTCACCTTCATCAGGATCATCCCCAAAGACAACCCAATCTTCTTTAAAGATCTCAGAGCCCAGTGCTTCAAACGACGCCATGAACTCTTGACGGAATGCATAAGAGGACATACTCTTCTTAGCAACGTTGATCTCCTCAGGATCGAGAAGTGGATTGTCATAAGACGTAAAGTGCCAACCTCGATAAGTCGGGTCATTTTCGAGCTCAGCGTACTTATACAACTCATAGAAGTGGTTACGTCCTTTAGGTGTCCCGATGAACAGGGCAGAGCCCTTCTGGTCAGCTAGGGCAGGTCGTAGGACCTCTTCCCATACTGAGGGCTTCATATCCGCATATTCGTCCATAACAAGGAACTTAAGGGAGACACCACGCATAGTGTCTGGTCTATCCGCACCCTTTAGCGAGATCGTCGCTCCGTTAATGAGCTTGATCTGCATATTGTTAACGTGAGACCCTGCAATAATTGGGTGGGCTAAGTCTAACAAGACTCCCCACATAATGTCCCTAGCCTGTCCTTGTGTAGGAGCTACATAAAAGACATGACCTTTCGATGCTTCTAAAGCATTTAAGATCAGCATCCATGCCGCTAGTCTGGACTTNCCACAGCGTCGACCGGCGGCAACGACTTTAAATCGTTCTTGAGCATTATAGACATCTTGTTGCCAAGGTAGCAACTCAACCTTTAGGTCGCTCAAGAATCAGCGTCCTTCATGATGTCGACAAGCTCTTTACTTCGGCGACCTACCTGACCATACCACTTAGAGTTAATCATCTCGTTAGCGGCCATTAGGTAGTTACCTTCATTGACGTACTTGATCATGTTCTTAAATTTACCTAGTCGATTCCGACCAAGGTTGAAAGCCATATTGACAGCGACACGTTGTGCGTCCAATGGAAGGCTTTCAAAGTTTAAGAACAATGCACAAGCATCAGTGTAGGCTTCTTTACAGTCTTCTTCAAAGACATCTAAAATTCTATCGTCGGTTACTGGAGTGCCGACAGGCCAAGTATGCTCTATGTCAGTCTCAGTAACCATATGACCAATACCGAAGGTAGGGTAGCCCTCAGAGCAAAGATAAATCTCACCGACATATCCTTCATGCTTGATGAGGTCTTCTTTGACAATTTCCATCAAAGCATTATTCATCTATCACTTCTCCTTCAATAATATTTGGTTCGTCATCACCGACAACTTGAGTGTCGCCACCTATGCCAGTAATGGTGATATTGACTGAAGGACGACCACCACCTTCCTTTTCTTTTTCAAAGTAAGAGACCGGTAGCATTCTGTCCATAAGTAACTTCCAAGCGGCGGCTTGGTTTTTATGGTCATCGTTAAGTGCCGCATCAAGAATACTGTCTAATACCTTCCTTGACTTCGGGGAAGCCAACATTCTTGCTTTGTATTCATTGATGATTGAGGCGTCGCCTTTAGGGCGACCAACCTTACCCGGCTTGGCTTTAGACTGGACTTCGTTTTTTCTAGGACGACCAATCTTTTTACCAGACTCAGACAAAGTATCTTTTGGTGTATAAGCCAAAGTATTATCCTTCATGGTACTTAGGTGTTACTTAAGTAATACTTAAGGTTATGATATGGCATAACGACAAAGT